TTTTTTATTAGATGCCTCAAAAATGGGCGTACCACAAAGGAGAGAGAGAGTCTTTTTTATATGTTTACGCAAAGACTTAGCAAGTCAATTTTTATCTTTTGCCGATATGTTTACAGAGTTACCAATTATTAAAATGAATTTTAATGAGATTGAAATTCCTTTTAAGGATTTTGATAGTGGAATACCTGGCTCAAAAATACCAAATTGTATTTTAGAATGGTATGACAAAGTAAATATTGGAGAAAGTGTTGGAAATTGTATTAGAAGACTAGGAAATAAAGAAAAATTATTTTCTTATTCAAAACTTAATCCAAATAAAGCTTTAAAAACTATTTTGTCGGCTAGTGATAGTGGAGAATTTAGGCACGATATAACAAATTTTATAAATGAAATTGATTTAATAAAAGCAGGATCATTTCCAAATGATTATAATTTTTTGAATGTTAAACCAAAATATTTAATCGGGATGTCAGTTCCTCCAGTTATGAAAGCTCAAATTGCCTCACAAATATATGAGCAATGGTTAAGTAAAATAAATTAAAAATAATTTGGATATATTAAAATAATATTATTATATTTGTTCAACCGCCAAAGTAAAGTATTTAATAAGTCCCTTTTCTTTTGCGCTTGGCGGTAGCAATCGAGGAGGGTTTATTTTTTATATTATGAATAAAGAATTTTTTGAGACAATGACAAATCCATACGTCAAAAAACCTAAGCAATATCAAATCGGTATCGATACTTTTGAGCGTGCTGAGGCGAATTTAAGTAAGGAGGAAATCTTAGCGATTTGCAAATTTAATATTGACAAATACAACTGGAGAAAAAAAGGCCAGGACAAAGAGGACTTTAAAAAAATTATTGATTACGCTAATTGGGCGCTTAAAAATTTATAATGGACTATCTAATTGTAAAGAATAATAAAATCGGTATTCATTTAGAGCCTCAAGTCGGAACGGCTGGGCGTGAGTTCCGAATGATTGGAACGGCTAAAAATTTAGAAATGCCGGAGAAATGGAGCAATCAAAAGAAAGCCTTTTGCTCTCATTACATTTATACATTTAAGTATTTAGACAATGGAGAATTTTTTGAGTTGGAGTTTGACTATAATGATAACTTTGTAAGGAAATTATGACAATAAAAGACAAAGCCGAAAAATTAGTAAGCAATTTTTATTCTATAAATTGTAAATTAATAAAAGTAAAAAATGGTTATGATATGGGAGATAGATATAATTTAGTTATGCCTATCGCAAAAGAATGCGCAATTTTATCAATAGAAGAGCTTAAGACTTTTCACAAAGATTTGTTTTGGATTAATGAGGGGAGCTTAGCTTGGCAATATTTTGAGGACGTAAAAAAAGAAATTGAAAATTTATGAAAGGAGAAAAATATAAACCTAAAAAGAAACTCGACAAAATTGACGAGGTAATTCATTTTGTGACTTGGTTGCGATTGGAGTGCGATTTTAATTCTATTTATTTATGGGATTACAAAGGACAGGATTTGACTTTAAACGAATTATTTACTATTTACAAACAACGTTATGAATAATAGAGAGGATTTAATTGTGGAAGTTATGGCGTGGATCTCAGTAATCACGTTAGCCGTTGCTTTTTTTTATATAATTACTAAGTAATGACAGAGCAACAAATACAAACTAAGATAAAAAAGAAACTACAGGCGCAAGGGTATTTTGTAACCAAACTAATTAAGACGTCAACAAATGGCATTCCGGACTTATTAGCTATCAAAGACGGACAGGCGACGTTTATCGAAGTAAAAAAAGAAAATGGTATATTGAGTCCATTGCAAGAGTTGAGGCTCTCAGAACTAAAAAAACACGGCTGTTTTGTTTATGTTTGGAGTGATTGGAATGTTGAGTTTAAAACAAAAACAATCTAAATTTGTTACAAAATAACTTTTTTTAGTTATATCAATATAATTACTATATTTGTAATATGATAAAACCTTACACGATATCGACTCAAATGTGGTTGGAGCAAGAGGACGACAATCTCGGACTTAATGGCTCGTTTGTCGATTTTAGAGTCAACGTCGATAGTATTGACGGATATTGGGTTGAGTCTCCGGAGGAAATTGTGTTAATTATTCGAGGGACGGCATATTATATTGAAAATGAGACTCACGTATTACATTTTTTGAGTGAGTATTTTAATCCGATGAGGCTTTGATAATTCACGAACTCGCTAAAAAGGACGCTCAATGGCGTAAAATGGCTTTTCAAATTTGCAAAAGCAAGGACTTAGCGGACGAGTTGGTGCAAAATATGTATATTAAACTAAGCGAGAGAACAATTTCAGTCTCAGACGGATATATTTTTGTAACTTTGAGATCATTATTTTATGACTCTCTTAAAAATAACGACATTTTAATCGACGATTTCAGTAAATTTGAAGTCGAAGACGAGGAATATTGCGAGGGAATTGATTACGACGAGCTTTCAAAGGATTTAACCTGGTACGAACGCACAATGTTTGAGCAATCGACGCTAATAGGTCAACGAGAACTCGCAAGACAAACCGGTATACATATCCAAACTATTCATCGTATTAATAAAATGGTAAAAACAAAATTAAATGGCAAAAAGAAAGACTAAAAAAGAAATTCAAGGACTTGGAGACGTTGTCGCTGCTGTAACCTCAGCCGTTGGAATTGAGCCTTGCTTAGATTGTAAAGAAAGACAATTCGGTTTAAATAGACTTTTTAACTTTAAAAAGGTAAAATCTGAAATGACTCCAAACGACAAAGAACATTTTAAGATATTTTTAGAGGCAAAAGGTCAAAGAGTAGTCGACGGAAAACGTACTGAGTTAAATTTTGAGGACGTTGACTTTTTAAACGGACTTTATAAATACTATTTTGGTATCGATAACTCAAATTGCGCCAGCTGTTCAAAAGTACACGAAACGATAATCAAAGATTTACACAAATTATTCTCTTATGAAAGTAACTAAAAAACAACAACAAGAGGAATTTTATCAATTTTTAGACGCTATTATCGAAAACGCACCAGCGGACATTTCAGCTAACGAAATTTGGATGCCGAGTAACTTATTCAAATTAGTAAAAAAGAAGTCTCACAACGGCTTTAAATTGTTCACGTCGGAGTTTTTGACTAATAACGAGGTCATTTTGGGAGCTTACAAAATTAATTAGTTAATTTATATTAATTATGGATAAGAGAAAATTAAACGGCGGTCACAGCACAAAAGCAATGCGTCCTGACGACAAACGTTTAATGACTAAGTCGGAAATGCAAGACACTTACGAGCGATTGAAACCTTTTTTACCTGAGGCAATATTGCAACTCGAGGCAGCGATGCAAGCGGGAGAGAAGTGGGCGATTGAGTTATGGTTTAAATACTTTTTTGGAATGCCAAAACAAACAATCGATCAACATATAAGTATAGAGAAACCAATTTTTAATTCCTTAGACTTGGATGTTCCAGAAAACAACGGCACAGAGTAAAATCGCCAAACTAAGAAAACGAGTTAGGATTGTGCAAGGCGGGACGAGTAGCTCCAAAACGTTTTCAATTTTACCGCTTTTAATTACTTACGCAATACAAAATCCATTCTCGGAAATTAGTATTGTTAGTGAGTCAATCCCTCATTTGAAAAGGGGAGCTTTAAAAGACTTTCAAAAGATAATGTTATTGACTGACAATTATCGAGACGCTAATTTCAATCGCTCTTCGCTTAAATATACATTCTCAAATAATAGTTATATCGAATTTTTTAGCGTCGACCAGCCTGACAAATTACGAGGAGCGAGGAGAGATATTCTATTCGTAAACGAGTGCAATAATATCGACTTTGAAAGCTATCAGCAATTAGCCGTAAGGACTAAAAAATTTATATACCTCGACTATAATCCGACGAATGAATTTTGGGTACAAACGGAACTATTAAACGATGCCGACTCCGACTTTGTTATTTTAACGTACAAAGATAATGAGGCACTCGATCCAGCAATCGTCAGAGAGATTGAGAAAGCAAAAGACAAAGCGAGTACTTCAAC